GTGCCGCTGGGCTTCACCATTGGCAAGGAGGACAGGCTGTACCATATCGACCCGGAGACGGCTCCCATCGTGCAGGAAATCTTCACCCGGTATGCCGACGGCGAACCGGCTGAGAAGATTGCGGCATCCCTGAACGAGCGCGGCCTGCGTACCCGCACCGGAAAGCCGTTCGTGAAGAACAGCTTCTTCCAGATCTTCCGCAACCGCCGCTACATCGGCGAATACCGCTACAAGGACATTGTGACGCCGGGCGGCATTCCGGCCATTGTTGACCAGGACCTGTTTGACCGGGTGCAGCAGCGTTTTGAGCAGAACAGGATCGCCCATGGTCGGCCTGCAAAAGAGGATGTGAGATATCTGCTGACCACCAAGCTGTTCTGTGGCAAGTGCGGCACCCTGATGGGTGGCGAAAGCGGCACCAGCCACATGGGAAACACCTACTATTACTACAAGTGCGGCAACGCCAAACGCCACGGCAAGGCGCATTGCGACCTGAAAGCCATCCGCAAGGAGCCGCTGGAACGGTTCGTGGTGGACACTGCCATTAAGGTGATTTTCAGCGATGAAATCATCGAACGGCTGATAGATTTGGTCATGGAAGCCCAGCAGCAGGAGAACACCCGGCTGCCTGTTCTGAAAGAGCAGCTCCGGGATACGGAGAAACGGCTCGCAAACCTTCTGGAAGCCATTGAACAGGGCATCCTGACCCCGACCACCAAGCAGCGGTTGGACGAGCTGGAAGCCCGGAAAGAAGCCCTGAACACCAGCATTCTGGAAGAAGAGCTGAAAAAGCCCGTCCTGACCCGTGAGTGGATTCGGTTCTGGCTTGAGAAATTCCGCAAGGGTGACGTGGGCAGCACGGAACACCAGCGGCAGATCATTGATACCTTTGTCAACTCGGTCTACGTCTTTGATGACCGGGTCGTACTCAATTTCAACTTCACGGATGATGCCAAAACGGTCACCCGTGAGGAAGTGTTGGGTTCGAGTGCTGTGGACAATGCTCCACCAAAAGACCCGACTCATTCGAGTCGGGTCTTTTTGTTTTGGTGGACGGTACAGGACTCGAACAGGGCGGCCACGCCGCAGGCGGGGCAATCAAAGCCCCAGTGGGGCTTTGATTAGTGCGCGGTTCCCAACGCGTAGGAATGTCTACCGGGATGACTACCGTCTGGTGGCGGACGGTACAGGACGAGAACAGCAATGAATAAAGGCAGGGTATCACCATGGCGGTGGTGCCCTGCCTTTTGCTATTTTTCACAAAGTATGATATACTCGGATTCGTTCAATAAATTGAAATTTGGAAGGTTGAATTATGTGGAATGAATTAGGCATAAGCGGAGGAACCGCAATTGTTATTTTGATTGCGCTGTATTTCGTTATCAAATGGGCAGTGAAAAATGGCATCAAAGAAGCCTACCGTGCTATCACTGGAAAGAAAACCGATGAAGACATCCAAAACGAAAAAGAACTGAAAGAACTTGGATTGGATTCAAAAGATCAATAACTTCCCGTTTGTCGTACTCGTTTCTCGCAGGGTTTGGGGCACCGCACGCCCCAACAAGAGCACTTCGGAAACTCGCAAGAGTTTGAGAAGTGAACTCTGTGCCCCCAACACCCCTCTCCTGAACAACAAAAACCCAGAACTGCAAAGCCGCTCCGGCGGTGCAGTTCTGGGTTTTTGCTGGTCTTATTTACACCACCGGGCAAATTCCTCGTCGGTGCATTTGACGTAGTGGCTGCTCTCCACATGGTGGCTGGTGCCCTCGCCCTCCAAAGGAGAATAGTCCCAGTCGGTTTCTTCGTCAATATATCGCCGCCCATCATCCGGCAGTTCCAGCGGTTCCGCAAGGATGATGGTGCCCCAGCGGTTGACCATCACAAAGGGTGCAATCTCGCAGGGAATGCCCCGGCACTCATCATCATGCCGGACATCGTAGGTATACAGGCCATCCGGGACAGTATCTCTCTTGATGCGGATGCTGGTGAACAACGCAGGCTTTCCGCAAACCGTAATCTCTTCGTAGCGTTCGGTCATTGCATGAAAGGTCATAAGGCGTTCCTCCTTAAATTTCAATGATAAAAGCTCTAAACTTCTCTTTGTAGAAATCCATTGCACTCTGCGGCAGGGAAGTCAGATTCCCTTCGTTGTCGCATCCGGCCAGAAATCCCGGCCCGGCAAGAACATCGGCTCCATCCCACAGCGGACGATTGAGCGGCAGGCCAAGCAGCTTGCCTTCATCATTGCAGACCAGTGTGACCGCTGAACCGGAATCATAGAAGGTCAGGCATTCGATGTTGCCATCTACAAATTTCTGCATAGCTTCAAGAGTGTTGTCCAGCTCAATCTCCTTTGGCAGCTCCATTGGCAGGAGCGCAAGGACTTTGATTTTTTCTTCTTTCATTGTGTACCTCCAAATAAAAACAGGACAGACCACACGGACTGTCCTGCAAAAAGTAAAGGGGAGCATCCGAAGATACTCCCCTAAGTGAATAATTATTTCTTCCTTACCATACAGCGTTTCTTGAAGAATGCGATGCCATAGCAGAGGATGTCATCATAGTCGTCCCGAAAATCTGCCGCATACATCCGGTCATTGATCTGCTGAATGGCAGTATCACAGGCATCCGGCAGAGCATCCAGAGTTTTTGCATACTTGGCTTCAAAAATTGCCACACGACCATTGCGGATGTCCTTTACAATGACATCGCTGCGTCCTTCGCCATGCTCTTTGTTGGATTCTACCACATAGCCAGCACCAGTAAAGATGCCTGCAAGGAAAGCGTGGTAAAAATCTTCCCGATAGTCATGGTAGCTGATGGTCATGCGCAGCAGCTTGGTCATTTCTTTTGTCAGAGCTTCGCTGTTTCCGCTCCAGACTGCATCAAACAACGGGCTGCGGTTCCACGCCTTTGCACTGTCATCAAACCATTTGCTTACAGTGGTTTCAAAAATTTCCCGAATCTCTGCATTGGGAATCGTCAACGCAGAGCAGCCATCCGGCAGCGAATCTGTCAGATCTTTATCCCGAACCTTGGTCAGATAGCCTGTCAGATACAGCACACTCCAAAGATTTTCCTCAGAGGAGTGCAGATAATCGTAGGTCAGGTTTTCTTCAATATGCTGGACAATGGAGCCGCCAGCCATCAGCGTTTCAAGCTTTGTGGTGATATTGTCGCCTGCATAGTCGATGAAAGAACGGATGATGGCGTTATCACTGGTGTTTTTCCAATAGCTTTTCGGCTTCTGTGCTACACCATACTGGAAATCCCGCAGATAACTGATCACGTCCCATGGACAATAAATGTCTGCATCGCCAAAATGATAACCGTCGTACCATGCCTTGATTTCAGCAGACTGCGATTCAAGACCAGCATCTTTCAGCATTTGATCTACATCTGTCTGTGTGAAACCAAAAGATTCGCTCAACCGGGGAGAAAGAATCGTATCCGAAACGAAATTGTTCGTCCCGGTAAAAATGCTTTCTTTGGCAATTTTCAGGCAGCCAGTAACAACAGCAAAGTCGAGGGAGGTGTTGTCTTTGAGCGTGGTGCTCATCATAGCCCGCATCACGTCCAGCATCTGCGAATAATATCCGTTGCTGCTGGCTTTGGCAATGGGAACATCATACTCATCCAGAATGACGACCGCCGACTTTTTGAAATGGATTTCCAGCATCCGGGTCAATAGCAAAAAGCAGCTTTTGGTTTCATCTATGGATGCAGTGCGTCCCAGAATTCGCTTAAAGATGCCTTTGTCATCATCGGAAATAGCAGCGTCATCCAAAAGAAACTGATAATCCTGAAATGCAAATGCCAGCTTCATGCACAGCATTCCATAGGCGCTTTCAAAGGTCAGACCGTCCGTGTCCTTGAAAGAGAAAAATACCACAGGACACTGGTTCATCCATTTTTTGCAAAGTTCTGTATTTTTGGAAATCGCCAATCCCTCAAACATCTGCTTGCTGTCTTTGGTGATGTCCAGAAAATTTGCGAGAGTGCTCATACCAAGTGATTTTCCGAAACGGCGAGGACGAGTAATCAATGTTACTTCAGCGATACCTCCGCTAAGAAGTTCAGAAATCAGATTGGTCTTGTCGATATAATAATACCCGCCTTCTCGAATCTTTTCAAAATTCGAGATTCCAACAGGAAACTGCAAATCTTTCATGCAATGCTCCTTTCCGCTCACAGAGGAGAGCTTTCAGAACTCACTACTGTAAGTGTACCATGAAATATAGAATCATACAAGAATCAAGTGACATCGAAATAGAGCAGTTTTATTATGCTACGTTCAATCTGGTGGCTTTATAGCAGTCAGCGCACATTCCCTCATGGGTGGCTGCAAACTCTGCCGCCTGCATGATGGAGCCATCTTTCAGCTTGACCCTCTTGATAGGCTGGTTGCACCGGGCACAGATGCAGGGCACAGGCGGCTGTTCCTGCTTCTGGCTGGTGGATTTCGGTTTCGGCTGCTTTTGCGGCTCTGATTCCGGCTGCGGTGCAGCATCTTCCGGCAAATCCTCTCCGGCATAAACGTACAGGCCCAGACCAAACATAGCGAGGTTCTTTACCAAGCACCGCATGATAGCTTTATTCACATCGAACATGGAGGCTGCTTCTACGGTGCGCTCTTCCATGCCGACTTTTTCACGGCGGCGAGTCTGCGGATTGTAGTCCCATTTCGGGGTGGAGTAGGTGTAAGGCACAGCTTTCATGGCTTTGTTTGCGCCATCCAGTACAGGCAGCCACATTTCGTGCGAAACGCCCTCTATCGTGACCGAGGTATACACCATGAAGCCGGTGATCGGGTCATAAACATAGGGCAGGCCGTTGAATTTTTTGACTTCGTAGCTGGCAGCAGGATATAGCTTTTTCACCTCTGCCCAGGCATACGCCCAGCTTACATATTTCAGTTCCGTGCTGCCGGACTTTTTGACTTCCAGATGATCTTTGAAGTCAATAGCAAATAATTTTACGAATGGATTTTCCATAAGAATGCCTCCAATTCTGATAAAGAAAAAAGGGCACAACAGCGTCAACTGTTGTGCCCCATGATGTGAAAATTACGGATTGAGCAGAAAATCAATGATGTTTCGATGAATGATTCCGTTTCGGCTTAAATTCATCAAATCACCACTGATAACATACTTAGGATAGTTGTCGTGCAGCCGCTCAAGATTACCGAACTCCTGTTCTTCATCGGCGGGAGTGATCAGGTAAGCAACCTGAATATAGAGCTTTTCATCTCCACGGTAGCAGATAAAATCAATTTCGGTGTCGTCCAGCTTGCCGACCTGAACTTCATAGCCACGGCTCCGCATTTCCAGATATACGATGTTCTCATACAGCTTGTTGCTGTCAAGTTTTTCGCTTTTTTTGATAACATTCCGCAGGCCAAGATCGACTGCATAGTATTTTTCTGTGCTGGACAGGAGTGCTTTTCCTTTGATATCATAGCGGCTTGCATTCAGAAGGATAAAGGCTTCCTTGAAATAATCAACGTAGTTCAGTACGGTAGCAGTGGTTGTCTTGATTCCTTCCGAAACCATGCGTCCACTGATATTACGGGCAGAAAACGGATTGCCGATATTGTCCAGCAGGAATGCAAGGACATTACGTAATGCGGTCTGTTCGCGAATATTGTGGCGCAGCATGATGTCACGGACAATGATAGCCTCGTAAAGATCGTCCAGATAGGTGGTGATTGAATGATCGTCAGGGAGGAAGAAACGCTGCGGAAAACCGCCGTACTTCAAATAGTCTGCGAAGAGCTTTTCATCCGAAGTATAGGTTCCGTTTTCAATGCATTGCTGTTTTGCTTCGGCCAGCGAAAAGGGGAAAATTTGAATCTGGATGTATCGTCCGGAAAGATAGGTTGCCAGTTCGCCGGAAAGCAGCTTGGAATTGGAGCCGGTCAGGTAAATATCACAATCGAAATCGACACGAAGAGAATTGATTGCAATCTGCCAGCGCTCTACCTCCTGAATCTCATCCAGAAGAATATAGATTTTGCCGGTGCAGCCTTCCGCTTTTTCTGCGATGTAGTCGTAAAGCGTTTCTGCAGTACGGGTGTTGCGGAAGCGCATGGACTCAAAATTGGCCTGAATAATGTTCTGTGCGGGAATGTTGCGCTGAAGGAGCACGTCCTTGATCTGACCGAGAAGGACTGTTTTTCCACAGCGCCGGATTCCAACCAGAACTTTGATCAGATCCTGATCGATAAAAGGAATGATCTTATCCAAATAACTTTTGCGCAGAACCATCGTGCATCACCTCATATTCTTATCTTAGCATACAATTATTATTGTGTAAACAGTATTGTGCTTTTCTGTTAAACAAAAATGGCTGCAGCACAAATTTTGTGTGCCTATAGGCGTACAAAAATTATGCTGCATGGATAATGGTAAACCTGCGGCTGCTTACATTTTTGCTGTACCGATTGAAAATATCGGGCTGTTCTTTCTTCAAACGCTGGGAATCCACACGCTTACTTTCGGAGGACACCCAAGACACCTTATAGCCCGGTGCTGTGCCATAGGCGGCATCCTGCATTTGCAGCTTGACCTGTTGCTCGATGGCAGTCTTTTCCTGCTCCAGCTGTTCAATCTGATCAGAAAGCTCCTGCCGCTTATCCAACAGGTCGCGGATGGGATTCAGATCGGCAGTTTTGTTTCGATCATCTGCAGAGTATAGCTGATTGATCTGCTGTGTATCCCCCTCGCTTCCGGTAGGTACAGGCGGAGTTTCGGGCATCACGTTGTATTTCCAGAAGTGCTCTTCTCTGGCAATGAGGTTGTTCAGAACTTCTTTGTCGGTTGTGATCTTGTGGATCACCAGCTCCTTCCCGAAAATCAGAGCAGCAATGTACCAGCAGTCAAAACCGCTGACAGCCAGATAGTGATTGACCTGAGCCATGTAATGTGCAGGGATTTTTCCATCAGCCCATTTGTCCGCAGAAAACGGCGAGACTGTCTTGCACTCCAGCCCGGCCTTCTGTCCAACGATCAGGCGGTCAAAATCTGCCAGAAGCAGCGGATGTTCCTCACTCTGGTAAATGGCATTTGCTCGGCGTACCTTCAGACCGGTGGCCTCGGTGAAGCGTTGTACTACATAATCCTCCAAATCACGACCCTGCCGCATGGCTTCGTTGTCGATATTTTCAATGGTATCGCTGATTTTATCGTGGTACACCTGAAATGCCGAGCGGTAGGGATTCAGGCCAAGGATAGCCCCGGCATCCGTGCCGGTAATGCCGCATTTGCGATAACGGAGCCAATCTTCTTTGGACAGGTTCAAAGTTGAAATCAATCTTTTCATGCACTTTGCATCCTTTCTCTCATAATTGATTCGGTAATGATGAAGTCGTATTCCACCAAGTCTTTCATAATCGTGGAAAAGTCACTGGCCAATGAATGGCAAGAGCCAACCCACAGGTCATAAAGAAAATCCAGAATATTCCGCTGCACCCGGAGATGGTTCCAGAAACGCTCGTCCATCTGCTTTTCGGTGTCCAGCGTAATCAGGGCACTGACGATGGTGCTTTTCATCGTGATCTCGTATGCTGTGGTGCAGGTAGGTTTTGGAAAATTGATTTCGATGCGGTCAAGGAACTCAGAAAATTCCCGGACAGCCCGGTTGCTCACATCATTCATAGTTCACTCCTTTAGGCTGCTGCCAGCACCATCTTGTAAGCCTTGTCGATCATGGGATTGCCCTCTGCGGTGCGCAGGAACAGATTTTCGTTGTAGTTGCGAGTTTTACGGATGGGGTCTGCATGGGTAGCAAAGTCCGAAACAGCGTTTACGAACCGCCAGCCGTTCTTGCCAACCCATTCCAGATCGGGTGCATTGTAGTAGCGAGCCTTCAAATCTTCCTGCAAGCGCAGGTTGTTCTTCCTCTGGCCATCGGTTAAGTCATCCGTGATGGGGAAGAACTCGTTGATAAACTCCTGCACCTTGCGGTCAGACAGCTTGATGGTGGTCAGCTCATGGATGCCTTTGCCCAGTTCTGTCATATAACCGTTAGCAAGCTGCAAGGTTTCACGGGCATCCTGCACCCGGAGTAGAACATTTTCGGTATGGCGGGCAGTCCAGATGCGCTTTGCAGTACCCAGAGCCAGATTCAGGGTGTTCTGGCAGACCACACGAACCGGGGTCATAGCAACCTTGACACCAGAACTGCCATCGTGGCTGTTGAAGAATACAAGATATGGGGTCACTTCGTCTCCGGCGATTATATATTTCTCCGGCAGCTTCGCCAGCATCCAGACTTTCTTGCCGCCCTGCAAAGAACCGGCAGTTTCATAAGTAACGCCCTCGCCCAACAGATCGTCGGTGAACTGGAACGCTTCTTCGTTCTGCACAATGCGGTAGCGGTCAGATACCACGCCCAGAACAGCATCATCCGTGCTGCGGACGTTAGCCCGATAACCGGGGATCATAGCGCCTGTACCAGAATAGATATTACGGCTCTCTACCTGCCAATCCAGACCGGCCAGTTCCAAGGCTTCACGGCTTGCAGGGGCATCCATGATGATACGGCCAAGGCCATGCCACGGGGTTTCACGGACAGAGAACATGGTTTCAACATTTGCAGACATAACTACTACCTCCTAAAATTTTAATGTGATTACTTGTTTTCGAGTTTATGGGCGATCCAAATAATGAGTATTACAGCAGTTTTCCCGATTGCTTTTGCACCCTTCATCAGAATCTTTACCATAATATCAGCCATTGTTTTTCCTCCATTTTTCAAGCAAAAAGTAAAGACCTGTGGACAGAATCAAACTGCTCACAGGTCTTTCTACAAAGATAATATATAACTGTAATTTTTTCAGATACGCTTTGTCTTGTGTCAGGTGTGTCAAATGTGTCAGGTTTTTATGAAACTCTCTATATATTTCTTTATTTTTATCCCTTCTACTCTATTTTCTCTCTTAGATAAAGCGATAGGGATAATAGATAATATATAATATATAATAAAGGTTTCTCAAAAATTCTGACACATCCGGCACAGCTGGCACAGTACTTTACGGTCAAGTTTTTGTGCGGATACCCACGGCTACCGTGAGGTCATGCCACTCATTTTTACGAATTCCCTGATTCCGGGAAGCCTTAAAAGCCTTAGCTTCTTCAAAAGAAATCCTAAAACGAGCCATCTCCATAAAGCCATCCAACGTACAAGTGGCACTATTTCCACTCTGCACTTCTGTCAGTTGGAAATCAAGTACCCAGCGGTAGTCCTCATTCGTCAGCGGCGTGATCTGCGCCACACAGCTATTGATAAGCTCCCGGTCAACATCATTTCTAGATGCCTTCTGCCACTCATCCAACTTCTGCGCAATTAAATTCATATCAAGGGTTCCACTGCACTCATCCTCCTGTTCCACATTCTCATATTGAGATTGCAATTCTGCAATCTGCGCATCCAATCCCTTTCGCCGTTCTGCCAATTCCTGTTTTGTGATGATTCCGTCTGCACACAGGTCTATATACTTATCCAGACGCTCCCTCTGTCTGGCGATGCTGTTTTCCAGCATCGCCTTTCTGGAAATGCGGACAGTCTTTTCTTCTGCCATGCAGCGGCTCAGGATCTTATAGACCTCTTTGACTGTCTTTCCCTTGTCAAATGTGAGATGTTCAAACACCTTTGCCGCCATCAAGTCCAGCTTCCACTCACTGATAGCCTTGATTTGGCAGCTGATGCTCAAATCAAGGCCATGTTCCTGCAAGTAGCTGATGCTCGGCCTGCGTGTACGGCGGTAGCACTGAAATCCATGAATTACAGCACCATCCCGGTTCACACGCCACTTGAACTGAATAAATCCTGCACCGCAACTGCAACGCAATTTTGCCGTCCAGACCGACTTAGGCGTATTTCTCATGTACTTGTGCTTTTTTCCGTTTTCATCGATTACTCGTGCTGATCTCGATGCCAGAATCTGCTGGCATCTCTCCCACATTTCTTCCGAAACCAATGGTTCAAAATTCCCTTTCACATAGATGTAGCTGCTTTCATCCAGATTTTTGATACGCTTCTGCGTCAAGTAACCGTCACTATGGGATTTATTATAGCAAATATACCCCTTATATGTTGCATTGTGCAGGACCCGACTCACCTTGGAAGCGTCCCACGAAACATGACCTCCCGCATCCAACCGTCCAAGACGATACAACTCTGCGACTATTTTCTGTAGGCCGACTTCACCACTCGAATACATCTGAAAAATCAACCTTACAGTTTCAGCCTGTTCCGGTTCGGGAACATAGGTTCCATTCTCCCTGCGGAATCCCAAGATGTTTCCGTTGCCATACAGAATGTGCCTTTCCCGACTGATTTTCTGCCCTGCCTTCACACGTTCTGAGATTTTGCGGCTTTCATCCTGTGCCATGGAAGACATGAGCGACAGTCGGAGTTCGCCATCATCGGCAGCCGTGTTGATACCGTCATTGATAAAAAGCACATCCACGCCCATAGCCTTCATCTGGCGCGTATAGGACAAAGCATCCACCGTATTTCGTGCAAAGCGGCTCACCTCACGGGTAATGATAAGGTCAAATTTATCTTTCCTAGCATCCTCCATCATACGCAAAAACTCTGGCCTCTTCTGTGCTTGTGTTCCGGTGATGCCTTGGTCTACGTAGACCTCCACGATTTCCCAGTCCGAATGCCGGGAACATTCGATTTTATACCACTCCAACTGATTTTCCAGTGCATTGATCTGCGCCTCATGCTCTGTTGAGACACGAGCATATACTGCTACTCGCATTTTTTTACCTCCATTTTCTTGATTTTTCGGATAAAAAGAAAGGCTCTGGCAGAATCCTCCACCAGAGCCTTTCTCTGTTGCTTACGAAGCCTTTGCAGGCGGTTCTTCCTCCTGCTCACGCTTCATCCGAAGGAAGTTCTGATAGGTAGGCAGGTTGATTACCCCTGCTGCAAAGAGAGCTTCCACCAGACAATAGGCCATCGCCTTTTCGTCAATTTCCAGCATTGTGATACCTCCCTTGGTTATCGTTAATGGTGCTCAGAGTCAGAGGTATAACGTATCATCGAAGAATCAGAAGTTACGGACGGAGCTTGATTCCTTGGAAAGCAGATACCGGATTCTTTCGGACAATCATATCCTCTCCTGTACACCGGTATGCTTCAGCCCCATTTGGGTAAGTCCTTTTGTGAACGCCGTTTGGCTACACGCCCATATATCCTTCTCCTTGCAGTAGTCCAAGTAGGCATTATACAGGTCTTCTGTAGCAGTCACCGCTTTCGGCTCGCTCATATCACAGCTTTCCTGTACAAATTTTCCTACGGTCTTCGCAATAGAGTCTCTGACAATGCACTTTGCGTCGTCCACCTGCGGAATTTCTGGGAACTTGTAGTTAAGCTTCACCAGTTTTCGTGCATAATGCAGGGACTTGGTAACAATGGCATCTCGCTCATCCCAGATTTTATCCTCCAAGTAAGGGTCCTGCTGGTCATCCGGGATGGATTCATTGAAAGGAAGAAACACAATCCGTTTTTGAAGCGCATCGTCCTCACCGTCAATACAAAGTGGATAATTTCCGGCAAAGACAAACTTAATTCGCCTTGTTAATGTTACTGGGCTGAGATATTTGCGTTGCACCGTAATAGAGTCTCCGCCTGTAATCTGTTTAAGCCGTGAAGCTACTTCTGCATTGAGCTTCGCATTTGGCATATCCAACTCAAGATTGATTACCGCATTAAGGAAAGACATTGATGAAAACGTTCCTTTCATTTCTTGAAGTCGCAGATTACCGACACTTTCCTTCGGATATAACCGTTGGACAAAATTGCCCAGTACGCTCTTGCCGCTGTCTCTGGCATAACCCATAACAATGAAGAACTTGCCTCGTGCCGGATAAATCATCAGGTATCCAATCGCCATCCAAAAACGCTCCTCCAGTTGAGGATTTCCATGCGTAATCTGCTTTAAGAAGCTATTGAATACCGGACATTCTGCCGATTCATCGTAGCTCGCCTTGATATAGGTAAAAATCAACCGTCTTGGGTCATGCGGCTTCAGCTCTTTCTTCATCAGATCATAGACGCCATTTTCTAAAGGTGCATGGATAGATTGGTTCTCTGGCTCACTACGTTCCAATTCCGGATCAGTGGTGCAACACTGATACAAGTCTTTGTACGCATATAGACTCGGCTCGTTGTTAAGGTCATAGTCCACGTATTTTCGGTAGAGTTTTATCAGCTTCTCAAGGCCGATTGCTTCATAGTAGTAACCGTTGTAATAGTACAACACATCTCCACAGACAACGATGGGAACATATTTTTTGAGCTTTTGAACCATCTCCACAATCGATCGCCGTTTTGAGGTTTTCAGCCCAGCTGATTTTGTCGATTGGGCATCGGCGTGTTTTCTCGTTGTGTTTAATGTGTCCTCATTTTTCGGAGACTCTATAGCGGCTGCATTAGAATCTTCAAACGGATTAGGAGTCCACTTTTCACTGTCCGTGCTTGTTGTCTTGTATCGTTCAGCATCTCGTCTTGCCTTGATTTTGTTGCGTATCGCCTCCTTTGCAGAAAAAGTGGTCTGTTGTTCAACTCGCTCTCCCATTGCACAAAGCTTGTCAAGCGATGGAATGGCTTCCTCGCTCTTCAAGCTCCCCTCTCGTAATTCGCCAGCTTCGTCCTTGATTTTTAGAGCAAGCTTCCGCTGCTTCTCCTCTTGCTTCCGACGAAATTCATTCTTTCTGTTACCGTTCAGATTATTCATGGTTCGTACCCTCCGAAGTAGCATTC